GTTTTGGCAACAAACTTGCTCCCCGACGGCATAGACTACTTGGCGGATATGGACGTGCGAAACTGCGTTAAAATCCTATCAAAAAGGATGGACACGCAATTTGTAGAGAAATTCACAAACAAAGGCAAAAATGTTAACATTGCAGCATAACGCCCCCGATGTTGACGTTATAATCATAGAGCGGGACGATAGGACGGTGGCACAAAACGCGCCGTTCATTGTTTCGCGTGAAACAACAATATTGATTTACGATGGAAATAAAGACGATAAAAATAAAAGACTTGGCGACGAATGACGGACAGATTGAGGAACTCCCCAAAAATCCGCGCCAAATTCGCGACCACAGATACGAAAAACTAAAAAAGAGCATCGAGGACGCGCCCGAAATGCTCCAACTTCGCGAATTGCTTGTTTACCCCCACGGCGGCAAGTTCGTTATTATCGGCGGCAATATGCGTTACAGAGCCTGCAAAGAAATCGGCTACAAAGAATTGCCGTGCAAGGTGCTTGATGCAGAAACGCCGGTTGAAAAGTTGCGCCAATACGCCATCAAGGATAATGAAAACTTTGGCGAGTACGATTGGGACGTAGTGGCTAACGAATGGGATACGGCGGAATTGGAAGATTGGGGCGTGGAATTGCCGACAGATTTGGGAAATAATGTTGATATTGACGATTTATTTACAGATAACGAAGTCGAAAAAAATCAAGATGTTACAATCAAGGTTATTATCCCGAAAGACCAAGAGGAAATAAAAGGCGACGTAATTCGCATTCTCAATACGGCTTTAAAAGATTTTGAAACTATTAAGATACAATAGTATGGAAGTTTTTTTTGGCTGGAATTTGCGAAGCGGGAAACCTAAAAAAAATGTTAGATATTATGGAAATGTATTTGGCGGGTGAAAACGGCAAAAGCAAGATTATGGAAATGTATTTGGCGGGCGAAAACGGCAAAAGCAAGATTATGGACAATGAAGTATTCGAGTTTTTGCAAAAAATGAAATCGCCATTGTGGGATAATATTTCCGTGTTGGAAAGTTTCTTTTATGTAAAAGATAACAGAAAATTTCCTATCTTGTATCGTGGCGGAGCGTTTAAAAAAATACTTTTGGACAGTGGAGCATATACATTCTTATCCTCAGTCAAAAGTAGCATTGATTGGGATAGGTATGTAGGCGAATATGCGGATTTTATCAACAAATATGATGTTCGATTATTTTTTGAACTTGATATTGATAAAATTATTGGTTTAGATAAGGTTGAAAAATTACGAGACAAACTCGAAAGTCTGACCGGTAAAAAGCCAATTCCCGTATGGCACAAAAATAGAGGTAAGGATTATTTTGTTGAAATGTGCAAAAAATATCCTTATGTAGCGTTGGGTGGATACGTATCAAAAGAAATTCCATCAAAGGTTTATGAAAATTATTTCCCGTGGTTCATTAGGACTGCGCATCAAAACGGCGTAAAGATACACGGTTTGGGATATACACGCACCGAAAATTTAAAGAAATTTAGATTTGATAGTGTCGATAGCACGGCGTGGCTACACGGGAATATTGGCGGATTTGTTTATAAATTCGATTGTAAAAGAGGATTTATGGGCAAGGAACAAAGAGAGAAAAAAACAAGAGTTAAAAGTCAACTTGCAGCAATCTACAATTTTAACGAGTGGTTAAAATTCCAAGATTATGCACGAAAATTTTTGTAATATGAAAAATTCAGCAATAATTTTGTCGGGTGGAATGGATAGTGTTACATTGTTACACGACAAGCAAAACGAAATCGCACTTGCAATAACATTCGATTATGGCAGCAACCATAACGCAAAGGAAATTGAGTGCGCAAAATGGCACTGTCAGACGTTGGGCATAAAACATATCATCATACCGCTTGCGTTTGTTAAAGATTATTTCGCGTCTTCGTTGTTACAAGGCGCAAATGCTATTCCCGAAGGACACTACGCCGCAGAAAATATGAAGTCAACGGTTGTCCCATTCCGAAACGGAATAATGTTGGCAATTGCTTGCGGAATTGCCGAAAGTAATAACTTGACGGCAGTATTCATTGCTAATCACGCAGGCGACCATACGATATATCCCGATTGTAGACCTGAATTTATAAACAGTTTTTCAGATGCTATGAAATCGGGAACGTACAAGCACGTGGGAATTAAAGCACCCTACACCAACATCACAAAAACAGACATTGCAAAAATAGGCAGCAAAATAGGTGTCGATTATTCGCATACCTATTCGTGCTACAAGGGCGGCGATGTGCATTGCGGCAAGTGTGGCACGTGCATAGAACGCAAAGAAGCGTTCAGGGACGCAGGTATTAATGACCCAACTAAATACATCGAGTAACTATGTATTATATTGAAAAACGTTTGGAAATAGCGGGCAGCCACAAGTTGACGCTCGACTATGACAGCAAGTGCCAAAACTTGCACGGACACAATTGGAACGTTGTGATTTATTGTAAATCGCCAACGTTGAACCGAAATGGAATGGTTGAGGATTTTACGCTAATAAAAAAACTAATTAGCGACAAGCTCGACCATCAAAATTTCAATGAAGTTTTGAACTTCAATCCGACAGCCGAAAATATAGCAAAGTGGATTTGTGACCAAATTCCAACTTGTTACAAAGTATCAGTTCAAGAGAGTAACGGTAACACTGCAATCTATGAAAAAGATTAACGAAATATTCTACTCCATACAAGGAGAGGGACGTAACGCAGGACGGGCAGCGGTTTTTATTCGCTTTTCGGGCTGTAACATCAAATGCCCGTTTTGCGACACAAAACACCAAAAAGGCAAGGAAATGAGCGATTTGGAAATTATAAACCAAATAGCCAAATATCCGTGTCATTTTGTCGTTTTGACCGGTGGTGAGCCGACACTATATGTTGATGCTGACTTTGTTGATAAATTACATCACAAAGGATATGAGGTTGCAATCGAAACCAACGGCACAAATATAGTTCCCGCGAATATTGATTTTGTAACGTTGTCACCGAAGTTTGAATTTGTAAAAAAATCAAATATCAAACAACTTGTTTGCGATGAATTAAAAGTAATTTTTAATTCCGTAAACAATATGAACGCATACAACGTTATAATAGCAAAATACAAATACATTCAGCCGTGCGACACGGGCGATGATGATACAAACCAAATGCACATTGTAAATGCAATAAAGTTTGTGCAAGACAACCCCGATTGGCGGCTCAGTCTGCAACTTCAAAAAATACTAAGCATCAGATGATAACGAAAGAGCAAGCGCGGCAGCATATTGTAGAGTTATTGCAATATATCGGCGAAAACCCCGACCGCGAAGGACTAAAAGAAACACCCGACCGCATTTTAAAAATGTGGGGTGAGATATTTCGAGGGTACGACAAAAATCAACGCCCAAAAATAACAACATTCCAAAATGGTGCGGATGGTATTGTTTATGACAATATGATTGTTGATAGCGGCGATTTTTATTCACTGTGCGAACATCACGCAATGCCTTTTTTTGGAAAGTATTGCTTTGCGTACATTCCACACCCGAAAGGAAAAATTTTGGGACTATCGAAAATTGCCCGCGTCGTAGATTATTGCGCGGCAAAACTTCAAATTCAAGAGCGGCTTGTTTCGGATGTTGTTTCGATGATACAAAATGCACTTGGTGAAAAACACCCACCAATCGGCATTGCGTTTATCGTTAAAGGTAGGCATTTGTGCAAGGAAATGAGAGGAGCGAGAAAAAAAGGAGAAATGACGTGTAGTTATTTAGTCGGCAAATTTAAGACTGATGCGGCACTAAGGGCGGAACTTATGAATTTTGTTTAATGTTTCACGCGAAACAAAAGTAACAAATGTAACAGCATAAAAAATGAGGAATACGGCGAGAAATAAGGCGGAATTTTTGAAAATCTATGCCAAACAACTGTGCAACATCACTAAGACGTGCAAGGCGGTTGGCATAGACCGTATTACATTTTATCGTTGGTATGAGAATGACGCAAAATTCCATCAAGCCGTTGACGATTTGGAAAATGTAAGGCTCGACTTCGCCGAAGATATGCTTAACATCAAGATGCAGCAAGGCGACACGACGGCGATTATCTTTTTCCTCAAAACAAAAGGCAAACATCGTGGATATGTTGAGCGCGTGGAAAATGCCGTATCGGTGCAAGTAGAGCAACCGCTTTTTGGTGATTATGACGAAAGTAAGGAGTGTTGACGGCTTTGTATATACGACCGCGATAGGAAAATTGCGGCAAATGTCGGCGAGGGTTCGCATCGTGCCGGGCGGAACTTCGGCGGGCAAGACCTTTGGCATCATTCCAATCTTGATTGACGTTGCAAGCCGCAAACGCCTTGAAATATCCATCGTGTCCGAGAGCATACCGCATTTGCGCAAAGGCGCGATGAGGGATTTTTTAAAGATTATGCAAGCGACCGGACGCTACATTGATGACCATTGGAATAAATCAAATTTTACCTATACATTTACAAACGGCAGTTTCATTGAATTTTTCAGCGCGGACAAACAATCGAAAGTTAGAGGACCGCGCCGTGATATTCTCTATATAAACGAGTGCAACGCCGTTGATTTTGAAACATATTATCAACTTGCAATCCGTACAAAAAAAGTAATATGGCTTGATTTCAACCCGACATCAGAATTTTGGGTACATACCGAACTTGCCAACGATGCAGACGTGGAGACGCTCGTACTAACATACAAGGACAACGAGGCATTAAGTCCCATCGTCGTAAAGGAAATCGAAAAGGCAAAAGATAAAGCATTTTTCAATTCTGACGCGCCCGACCTATTCAACGAAAAAAACATCAAGTCGCCTTATTGGGCAAATTGGTGGAAAGTCTATGGGCGCGGTGAAGTTGGCAGCGTTCAAGGTTGCATTTTCTCAAATTGGAAACTGATTGACAAAATCCCGCCTGACGCGGTGCGCCTTGGCATCGGCATCGACTTTGGATTTACCAACGACCCGACCACGGCAATAGAACTTTGGCGATACAACGGCGGCATTATCATCAATCAATTATGCTATCAATCTGGAATGACTAACAGAGATATTGCGGCGATGTTGAAAGCAAACAACATTCCGCCGTCAACTGTAATCGTGGCTGATTGTGCCGAGCCGAAATCCATTGCAGAAATCAATCAATTTGGCTATCACGTGCAGCCGAGCGTCAAGGGTGCGGATAGCATCAACTTTGGTATTGGCGTTATCCAAGAGGTTGACGATATGAGCATCACGAAAGACAGCACCGACACGATAAAAGAATATAGGAACTATGTTTGGGAAACTGACAAGGACGGCAACAAGACCGGCAGAGCCATTGATGCGTTTAATCACTCGATGGACGCATTGCGATACATAGCAACGACCGTTTTGGCGAGGTATCAACAGAAACATTCACGCGGCGTGGTACGTCGTAATT